TTGGCGATTTCGAAGAGCGCTTCGTCGTTGATGTGTGCGTCGACCTCCCAGGTCTTCCAACTCTGTTCACCCCCCGGAAGCGGCTCGCGAATAATCGAGTCGATCCGAATGGTCGTGCTGCCGCGCTTGCGTTCGATGGCTACGTGGCCGGCGCTTCCTTCGAGTTCGATTCGTTTGGTTCTCATCGTTGTGGTCCTTTCGTGGGTGGCGTTTTTGTCTGCGATCCGCGTTGCGTGCGAACAAACACATCAGGGCAACTGTTCGATCAAACATCAAGGCCCATTCCGCGATGTGGGCAACTTCCAGCCAGAAAGCTGTCATGACCCAAGAACCTGCTGAAAACCCAGCATCAACGCCGCCACCTGGCGTCCCGATCAACCCGCTCTCCCTGACGGTCGATGAGGCGGCGCGGATGCTCAGCGTTGGCGGCGGCCGCAAAGTGACGGCCCAGATGGTGCAGGCCGACCTCGACGCTGGCGCGCCGACGGCTTCCGGCGGAAGAATCAATCTCGTTCACTACACCGCATGGCTCATTCGAGAGGTACAAGCCAATTGAACCCCCGAAGCGTCGATCCCCGTCAACTTCGCGTGGCTGAATGCGTTCGGCTGCTCAACTCCACGCCCCTGGGCGAGGTGGTGCAGCCGCAGGTGGTCTATCGCCATCTCGGCCGCACCGGCTTTCGCATCTCATCGCAGAACGATCAGCGCCGCATCGATCTGGTGCGCTACGCCGCGTGGCTGTTCCATGAGCGGCACTCGAAGATCGGCGCTGGTGCTGCTGGCGTGGCCGGGGGTGATTACGAGGCGATCAAAGAAGCCGCCAATCAGCGCAGCCGGTCGATCTCCGAATCAGCCCGCGACATCGCCGCCGAGGGCTGGGTGCATGAGGCGGTGAATCCCGATCGCAAGGCACTGGCATGCACCAGCTTCCGGGGGTTCTGTGAGTCGTATTTTCAGGCGACGTTTCATCTGCCGTGGTCGGATGATCACCTGAAGGTCATCGCCAAGATCGAGGAGGCCGTGATCAACGGCGGTCTGTTTGCGATGGCCATGCCTCGCGGCAGCGGAAAAACCTCGATCTCTGAAACCGCCTGCCTGTGGGCGATTCTGATCGGTGCCCGCGAGTTTGTTTGTCTCATCGGTTCCGATGAAGAGCACGCAGCCGACATGCTCGATTCGATCAAGAGCGAACTGGAGAACAACGACCTGCTCGAAGAAGATTTCAGCGAGGTCTGCGGGCCGATCCGTGCGCTGGAAGGCATTCATCAACGCGCGGCCGGCCAGCTCTACAAAGGCGCTCGCACGCACATCGGCTGGACCGCCAAGGAGATTGTGCTGCCGACCATCCCTGATAGCGCTGCCTCCGGGGCGATCATCAAGGTGGCGGGCATCACCGGTCGCATTCGCGGCATGAAGCACAAGCGATCCGATGGCAAAGCGGTGCGGCCCTCGCTGGTACTACTCGATGATCCGCAGACGGATGAATCAGCACGTTCACCATCACAGTGCGCCACCCGCGAGCAGATCTTAGCCGGTGCCATCTTGGGCCTGTCTGGACCCGGTTGCAAGATCGCGGGCCTGATGACGCTCACCGTTGTCCGCCCCGATGACATGGCTGATCGCATTCTTAACCGGGACAAGCATCCTCAGTGGCAAGGTCAACGCACGAAGATGGTCTATTCCTTCTCCGCCCCCGGAAGTAGCGGCGAAAAACTGTGGCAGCAGTATGCCCAGGTCAGGGCGGACGGCCTGCGCGCTGATCGTGGGATCATCGATGCCACCGAGTTCTACCGCCAGCACATGACGCAGATGAACGAAGGCGTCGCGATCGCCTGGCCCGCGCGGCACAACCCCGATGAGCTGAGCGCCATACAGCACGCGATGAATCTGCGATTGCAGGATGAAGCCGCATTCTTCGCTGAGTATCAGAACGATCCATTGACTCAAGAGGCCGATGGCGATGTGGGCATGCTCACCGCTGACGAGATCGCCGCCAAGACCAACGGCATGAAGCGCCGTGAGGTACCGGTCGGTGTCAATCACCTGACGATGTTCATCGATGTGCAGGCATCGCTGCTGTTCTACATGATCTGCGGATGGGAGGACGATTTTACGGGCTACGTCCTGGACTACGGCGTCCATCCTGATCAGCACCGCCATTACTTCACGCTGCGTGATGCCAAGCAGACCATTCAGCAGGTTCATCCGGGTACCGGACTTGAAGGGGCGATCTATGCGGCGCTGGAGTCTCTGACCGGCCAGCAACTGGCCCGCTCGTTTCGCCGTGACGACGGCGCGGAGATGAAGATCAGCCGCTGCATGATCGATGCCAACTGGGGCAACTCAACCGATGTGGTCTACCAGTTCTGCCGTCAGTCCTCGCACGCTGCTGTGCTCATGCCCAGTCATGGTCGTTATGTCGGTGCCGCGAGCATTCCGTTTGGCGAATACAAACCTAAGCGTGGTGATCGTGTCGGCCTTCACTGGCGCATCCCCGGTATCCAAGCACCCCGCAATCGAGCCATCCGTTATGCGCTGATCGATACGAACTATTGGAAGACCTTCGTGCATGCCCGGTTCTCGGTGCCGATGGGTGATCCGGGATGTCTATCGCTCTTCGCACCTGGAACTGGTGGAGATCACCGTCTCGTCTCCGAGCATCTCACTTCGGAATACCGCGTGAAGACCAGCGGTCGCGGCCGCGAGCTTGATGAGTGGAAACTCCGCACCCCCGGCAGTGACAACCATTGGTTCGACTGTCTGGTCGGCAGTGCGGTGGGCGCTTCGATGCAAGGCGCGATCCTCTTCGGGACGGCGACGAAGGAAGCGCCACGCCGGCAGCGGATCAAGCTCTCTGAAATTCAGGGGAGGCGAGCGTGAGTACAGCGCCTCCCAACTCGCCAAAGCCCACGGAAGCCAAGGGCCTTGTGTGCCCCAAGTGCGGCTGCAGACATTTCTATGTCGTCTACACCCGACACGGGTTCGGCAACAAGGTAGTGCGCCGCCGCGAATGCAGGCACTGCGGAAAGCGAGTCACGACATGGGAGCAACTCATTGGTCGGTAAGATGAATGCGATGACCTCACTGCTCGAATACTTCACACCGGTAGGACAAGCTCGAGCGCTCGAAGCCTACAGCGTGTTTGCAGGTAGTTCGGCTTGGTCCGTGGCTCAGAAAATGGACCTCTACCAAGCGGGCCGAACAGCATTTTCGCAGGCTAGTGAGTCCATCCAAGCGTTCGAGGCATTCGGAAAGATTTACGACAACCTCGCTCGCTATTGGCAAGTGTTCCGCCCTCAGGGTGTAAACAAGTGCTGGACCCCTCGTCAGACGTTCGACACCATCGGCTCTACATTCCGTGATTTTCATCCAGAGGGCCAAGTCACACTTCTCTCAATCGACAATGTCGATGCGCGGCAGACGTTGCAGAACTCGTTGCTTGCGATGCGTGAAATCAAGCCGAAGGCAAGCTACCCGACCATGACCGTCTCCAAGTTCCTGCACTTCTTCAATCCGCGACTGTTCCCCATCTACGACACCGAGGTCATTGGGAATCGAGTATTTCGCGTCTTCGATGCCGACTATCGATCCTTCTGCGCGGAGAACGGATGGAGCTCAACGGCTAGTGGACCGGCCTTTCTGATGAATTACATGTACTGGGCCAAGATGCTCCTCGCCGGTGCAGGTCCTCAGTTCATGCCTGCTTTCGTGACATGGCTTTCCGACGAACTGCCTCGCAAGCGATTCGAGGCTCTTGATAGAACATTCTTAAGCCACCTCTACGCCACGGCATTCGAGTTCACCATCATTGGAGCGGCTGTTGCGGAAGACAGCTAAGTAAATCTGGCAACACTGCTCACACCGGCGCTCGCATGTCTACCGGTGTAACAAAAACAATCATCGCAGTCTTCGCACAACCAAATCACCTCTGCTTCCTGTCCATAAAGGTTGATGGACCAGTTTGCGCGCACCTTTAACCTTCCGCCTCCGCCGGGACTCACCCGCTCGGCGATGGCTCATTGTCCCCAGTGGCTGCGCGACGATGCGCTACAGGCCGCATGGGTCGCCCACAAGGAAGGTCGCAAGCCCGACTCCGCTGTCCGCGCGCTGGTTCGCCACGAACAGCGGCACAAAGCCACAAAACCCAACTTCGACTTCTGCCCGGCAGGCACCGTGCGCCGGCGGTTTTGATTCGAGATCACCATGCCCGACGACCTCAAAGAAACCATCGCCGAGAACGCCGCCGGTCCCAAGCGGGCCAAAGGCGACAGCGGTGAGATCGAGCAGCACTCGATCCAGGACCAGATTGCAGCGGACCGTTACCTGTCAACGAAGAACGCTGCCAAGCGCAAGGGACTGCCGTTTCGAACCACCAAGCTCGTGCCCCCTGGCACTGCCTGAGAGCAACCGCATGTTCGGATGGATTCGCCAACTCGTTTCCTCAAGCCCATCGGGCAAGCCAACGGGCTCAACTGGCTCGACTGGCATGCGCACTATCCGCGCCAAGTATGACGCAGCCCAGACCAACGACGAGAACCGCCGCCACTGGGCCAATGCCGATGGCCTCAGCGCCGATGCGGCCGCCAGTGCTGATGTGCGACGTACCCTGCGCAACCGCGCCCGCTACGAGGTCGCCAACAATTCTTACGCCCGGGGCATCGTCCTCACTCTCGCCAACGACACCATCGGCACCGGACCGCGCCTGCAGATGCTCACTGCTGACAGCGAAGCCAACAATCTCATTGAGCGCGAGTTCATGCGCTGGGCGCGGGCGGTCAATCTGCCCGATGTCCTGCGCACGATGCGCATGGCGCGAGCCGAGTCTGGCGAGGTGTTCTCGATCTTGCACACCAATGCCGCCGTGGACTCGCCGGTGCAGCTTGATCTGCGACTCGTTGAAGCCGATCAAATCGCCACGCCGCACATCGCGTTCCATGAGGAGCGCGTTGTCGATGGCATCGTGTTCGATTCCGCAGGCAATCCTGCTGAGTACCACGTTCTTCGCAATCACCCCGGTGACGCCGGATCATGGGCACCGGCACTTAATGCCTATGACCCGGTGCCTGCTGATTTGGTCATTCACCTGTTCCGCAATGAACGCCCTGGACAGAGCCGGGGCGTTCCCGAACTCACCCCGGCGCTGCCGCTCTTCGCACTATTGCGGCGCTATCGCCTGGCGGTACTCACAGCAGCGGAGACTGCTGCGAACTTCGCGCTGCCGATCTACACCGACTCACCTGCGGGCGGCGAGGCTGATCCGCTTGAGCCGATGGACGTGTTCGAGATGGAGCGCGGCCTGGGCATGGTGCTGCCGCAAGGGTGGAAGCCCGCGCAGATTAAGGCCGAGCATCCCTCCACCAACCACGTCGAATTCATCGAGTCGGTTCTGGCCGAGATCGCCCGCTGTTTGAACATGCCGTTCAACATCGCAGCGGGCAATTCATCGGGCTACAACTATGCCTCGGGACGGCTTGATCACCAGACTTACTTCAAAGCCATCCGCGTCGATCAGGCCCACATCGCCCAGGTCGTTCTCGATCGCATCCTCAAAGCGTGGATCGATGAGGCGGTTCTCATCGAAGGCTATCTGCCGCAGTGGATGCGTTCGCGCGACCCCCGGATTCTCAGCTTTCAGGGACTTGACCACCAGTGGTTCTGGGACGGCTTCGAGCATGTCGATCCGGCCAAAGAAGCCAACGCGCAGTCCACCCGGCTATCGAGCCACACCACCACACTCGCCATCGAATATGCCAAGCAAGGCCGCGACTGGGAGACGGAGCTGCGCCAGCGCGCCCGTGAGAAGGCGCTCATGCGCGAACTTGGCCTCAGTGACAAGGACGACGCTGCACCTACCGCGACTACTGATCCCAAAACCACGCGCGATGAAGATGACGACGACGCTCAGGTTGTTGTCGAGGAGGCGTCATGACCGCACCAGCCAAACCCAAACTTAATGAAGTGCCTTCTGGCCTGGCCTTCGTCTGTGCCACGGTCAGTCTGGATGTGCA